CTTGATCAGCACCTCAAACGGCAGGCCGAGCGAGACTCCGATCTGCCGCAGGACGGACTGCACGAACGGGTCAAAGGCCGTATTCGGGCGATTCGGGCTGACCGTCGTTATGTCCTCGCCGGGAGCCAAGTCCACGATGGTGCCGGTGCCCAGCTTGATCTCCGAATCGCTGCTTTGTTCGCCCGCCGGGGGCGCAAAGCCGTCGCCCGTTTCTGACTTCACGAACACAGTCAATAGAGAGGCGACGACGGCGGCCATAAGCTCGGACTCGGTGTACTTGTCCAGTTGCTTCAGCGGCTCGATCACCGGGGCCAGGTACGGCACGCCGCGAGTTTGGCCGGGCCTGGTGCGCTCGAAGATGTGCAGGACGTTGCGGCGGCCCGTTCTCGTGCCAAAGGCGAGCACGCGGATAAACTCGCGCTTGATTCCCTCGATACTTCCTGGGTGATTGCGCAGGATGTGGTAGGCAACGGGCGCGCCGTTCGTGTCCATCTCCACGCCCGCGACGATCTTGTTGCCCGCGTTCTCCTTCTTTCCCGTAGGTGTCTCGACGCGATCTGCCTCCACCACCTGCACGCGGAGCGCGTAAGGATTCGTGTGGCTCTCGATCATGGGCAGCAGCACAAACACGTCTCCGCTCTCCAGCGCCGAGCGAAACACCAGGCTTTGCAGACCGTAGAAGTTCTGCGTGCGGGTTACATCGCACTCAGGCGACTCTGCCCACACCCGGAACTCGCGCTCTACCTGGGCCGTCCATTCGTCGGCTTGTTCCTCAGTCATGGCCAGGGCTTCCCAATCAGGGCGCGGAAGAAGGCTCAGGCCCGTGCCCACCACGTTCATCACGACGGTGTTGACTGCTCCCGTGGCCAGGGGAGTGTTGCGCACCATGTCGCGGCTTCGGGCGCGCAGTGTCTCCAAGTCATCAGCCGTGTCCTCGTCGGCGCTAGCAGGCGAGACGAACCAATTGCTGAGTGACCGCCGGGTATAGCTCGCGCCCACGAAGCTGCCCGCAATCGCCATGAACACGCGCGCGCGCATCCGGAGGGCTGCACGCCGGGGCGCAAAGTAGCCCACCACGCGATCAAGCAGATTCGGCTGTATCTGCGCTATCACTCGTGTCCTATCACCGCCCCACGCCTGCGAATCCCACCGCGCACAAGGCGATCACGCCTGCGCTCCCAGTGCTCGATTTCGCGCCGGATTTCTTCCATCCTGCGATGCCGAGCTTGCCGTCCACCCAGGCCGTACTCCTCCATGTGAGTTAGCTTTTCGTACTCGGCCTTTAGGCGAGTGAGTGTTGCGTCGATTTCGGCCAGCGTGAACGCGCCCATGACGCGCTTATATAGGCACACTTCGAGGTGTACTCACAATACGGTGTTTGGCGCGATAAGGTTTGGGGCTACAAGCCCACTTCGGGATGTACGACAATTGTCCTAGTAAACGGGACACGCGGAGCTATCGTGAGCTAAGGATCAGGAGGTTAGCTTTTGTAATGGCGGGTTTGCCGTCGACGATGGGGTAAGCTTCACCACATCTCGTCACTTTGGCTTCTTGGTGTCCGGCCAATGGGAAGAAAGTTGTTCCAGGCGGCTTCGCTCAAGTCCCCGGTGATACGTGTGGAGCCAACGGACACGGATCATGAAGGGTGAAGGGATGGGAACATCGCGAATGACGAATTCCCCTTCTCCTGCACCAGCGATCCACCCTTGAGTCAAGTCCCGTCGCATATCGTCGAGCCCCATGCCCTGCAATACGTTTGTTCGATCACGGTTGGTAAGCAGGCTCCCGGCCAACCACAGACCACAGTTCCCCAGAGCCTTGTAGTCAATGTCGCTGGGGTTCTGTGTGGCTAGCAACCCACAAACGCCGAAGGATCTCCCCTGCCGGATAATTTGGCTGAGAAAGCGCTTGGATGGTGGGTCTTTTGGATAGCTCGGGAAAAGGGAAGACGGCCCGCCTTGAGCTCCAATCTCATCGACCACGAGGAGGACTCGCGGTGTGTCAGTTTCACCTTGCGTTCTCATCCAAGACGTGAGGACATAGGCCACTTGGGCTACCACGAACGCCCTATCCTCGAATGTGTTCAGATGGGAAACCGAAATAATGGTCAGGGGAGTTTTGCCGTCTCTGGACTCCACGAGAATGGAAGCGTTTAATGGTTCTCCTCGAAACCACTCAATCTCGGGCACGGCAAGCTGTGTCGCCAGCTTGTCACGCAAGCGGACACGCCGCGGCCCGAGAAAATCTGCTACGCGCACCCCACCTATCTCCTCGAATGGTGGTTCAATGACATATTCCCTCAGCGTGCGTAGGCCGTGTTCGCCCGCCAGTGGAATACTTTCACTCCAGCAATATTGAATGAGCGTGTGCATGAACGCTCGCTCTTTCTCAAACGCCTGTCGGTTTGCCGTAGGATACAGGCGATCAAGAAAGGCATCTGTGACGGCGGAACACATTTCTGAATACAAATCAGGGTCTTGCTTCCTGATTTGGCCAATGTTATCTGGTGCCGATAGCTGTCCAGCAAGACTCAGTGGAGCGCCGTAGCTTGCTCTTGGCGTGAATACTCGGAAGTGGATCGAATCCTTAAGTTTTCTACTGTCCGCCTCAGTGAGTTTGAAATTGCTGAGCCGCTGTTTAGTCTTTTCCTGCTCTGCAACTGCACGCGCTAATTTGGTCTGCGGATTCTCATCTTCATCGCCGCAGAACTCGGCGAATTCCTTCGGAGTCATAGCAAGCGGAACGATACCTAAGCTTGCCAAATCTCCCTTCAGGTCAATGACGACGACTGGTATGCCCTGCAACAGTGCCTCTTCAACGATGGCCTTCGTGAGTACGGTCTTACCTGAGCCGGTCCTTCCGCAGATAAACGTGTGCGTGCGCAGGCGCTTCGGGTCTAACTGGTAAGGTGTTCCTTCAAGTTTTTTCGCTGCTCCAGTCGACTTATGATGCAGCCCCAAGTACATGCCCCCCAGCTCACCGGCAGTGTGCTGCAAAGCAACTACTATTCGAGGGGCACGCCCTTTTTCGGCGTCCGCGACTTCGATGATGACGTTACCGACTTCAGCCTTTCGCATTCCAAGTATCTGCTCGATGCCGCCGATCATGTTGTACTCTGGAAGTACGCGGCCAGGGTATGTGTTACCATCGGCCTCTATCTGCAAAGGCTGCTCCGACTTCTTGTCACCGATTAGGTGCTTGATCAAGGAAGTGTCTACGAGCAAGAAGTCACCGAATACATTTTTGGAGGGGTACGTGTATCTCTTGGCCATGGATGCCTCCCCGGTTGGATTTCCAAGGGAATGGTCAGCCCTGCGTCGGGCGCAGTAAGTCCCGGCGCTGTGACGTATTCTACTGATAAACTTGGCCGGAAGCTAGCGACTGAATGAACCGTGCCGCGTGCTATGTTTAGCTTAGCCCAGTGCTGCGAACACGGCGCACCCTTGCTGCCAGAGTTTCAGGTGCCCGCCCTTGCTGAACGGCCTCGGCCAGCTTGCCCAAGTCGCGGTAGATGGCCGGAGCGATGAAGTGTTGTAGCGCGAATAGCCCGGCATGGCAGTACACAGTCAGGTCCAACGCCTCGTTCCGGCTGTAGGTCTTGACGTAGATCACCTTCTTCGTGCGGGTGCGCTTGCCTCGCACCGTGATCTTCTTCTCCCCGGTCAGCTGCTCCAGGTATTCGTCCGTCACCCAATCGGGCAGGTGCATGTATCCAGGCCCAGGCCTGGGGATCTTCATTCGGGCAAATACGCGGTCCTTGGCTGCGTAGGACGCCACGGCAAACAGGCGGATGTTGGCTTTCTTCGTAGAGCCTTCCATGACCAGGCCAGGCTTGCTCAGGTAGTCCACACCCTTGCAAGCGAAGATGCGGCGGCGGGTGTGCTGGCGCGGGAGAACGTAGTCATACACGCTGTCCGCGTGCGCGCCGGCGTCCACCAGCGCGATGGCCGGAGTCAGCAGCGGCCCACAGGGATGCGGCCAGGACTTCAGCAGGAATTGATCTAACTGCTCCCACACGTTGACGGCCGTCTCCGGGTCAACCTCAACGCCGGGGTTGCCCCAAAAGACCTCATGGGCAATCAGCCAGGATTCTTCGCCCGGCCCGAAGCCGGTGATCTGCGCCTCGATGCGGTTGTGCTGCACGTCCGCCGCCGCGACCAGCGCACACACGCCTTGTGGAACGGGGGTCGCGTACTTCTCGCGGCGAGCCGCCAGCACATGCGCGCCGAAACTTTCCCCACCTTCGTCCCATGTCTCCCCCAGGCGCAGGTTCACAAACGCCTTCAGCTTCTCCGGGTTGTCCTTGGCCTCGACCCACTCCTGGGCGAGCTCGTGCCAGATCAGCCGCCACGGGCTGTAAAGCGCGTTTATGTGGAATCCCACTACCTTGAGCCGGTCTCGGTGTGCAGGCTCCCAGTACCCGCCCGCAAGCATTCGCTGTTTGAACTTCTCGTCTATGCCCCTACCGCACTTCACACAGATATAGCGCACCGTCTCAGGGATAGGGTTGCCCTTTTCATCTTTGTCCCACACCAAGCGATGCACGCCGTTCTCATCGCGCCAGCATAACACCTGGGGGTGTCCGCAATCTTCAAATGGGCAGTGAACGAAGTAGCGCCGCTGGTCGCTCCGCTCCCAATCGGACTCGATGCGCGACAAACCTTTGGGCTTGCCCGGCGTGCTGCCCTTGAGGATCTTCGCGTCCTCGAACGTGTCCGTGCGCCGCGTGGCAATCTCTACCGGATCGCCTTCACCGTCCACATCGTCCGGGTAGCCGTCCACTTCATCGAGCAGGAGGATGGCGATGGGATCGGATCGAAGCCCCGCGCCCGCGTTCGCGCCTGCGATCTTCAGGAACCCGCCGTCAAATTCCTTCAACAGGATCGTGTTGCCGGGGCGCCTCGACGTTGCCTCGCGCACCTTCCCCGTGAGCACAGGGCAAGCGGCAATCATGGGATTGATGCGTTTCTTGCTGTAGTCCTTCGCCGTGTGATCTGTGGGTTGCACCAGCATCATGGGCTTGGGGTCGGCGTCAATGAAGTAGCCCACGACGTTGTTCAGGACGCCGTCGCTCCAGCCGACCTGGGTGCTTTTCATGCAGACGATTTCGCGCACCTCGGGATTGAGGATGGCGTCCATCATCTCGCGCTGGAAGGATTCCGTTAGCCACGGCCCAGGCCGTGCGCTGGTGCCTTTAGGAAGGATTCGGTGCTGCTCGGCCCATTCACTTACCTTCAGGCTGCGAGGCGGTAGAAGCACTTCCCCGGTCGCCCGGACCGCTATCGTCAGAGGCTCTGGTTCCGCCGTGATTGCCGTCGCCGTTGCCATAGATCAGATCACCGGCCAGCGCGGTCAGAATTTCTCGCGCCTGTTCATCCAAACGCCCTTTGATGGTTATGCGGTCTTCACCTTCCAGTAGGTGAGCGATGCGTCCAGGCCCCGCCAGCACCCGCTGCTTTATCGTACCTGCGATGCCAGTCCATCTTTCCTTGACTACACTGGCGGAGATTAGCTCTCCGCGCCGGGCAGCAAGCTCCAATTCTTCCCGCTCGCGCTGGGCCTTAATCAGCAGCGTGCGCTCCATTCGCAGAGTGGCCCCAACTGAGTCTTCTGGGCTGCCTTCGCGCCGCTCCAGTGCTTTTTGCAGATAGCGGATGTACCACAACATGCACTGCGCGAGGTCATACCTGCCGTGGCCAGCTTTGGGCATTCCTTCGTTGACCAGCTGGTTCACACGGCGCACGGTGACGTTGAGCGCCTTTGCTACCTTGCCCACTCCGACGAGAGCCATCCTGCCTCACATTCACCCTTGGGGAACCCAAGAGTTGCCGAATTCCTGGCGTTCACGGCCCACCTGCTCGGGCATTCCAGCCCGATCCAGCAGGCGCTCCACTTCTTCGTCTTCCATTCCCAGGCCGCGCATGATGTCGTCCTGGGACACACCATCCGCCGCGATAGTGCGCACGATCTCAGCCATCGGCAGGACGACGTGCGTGCCGCGCGCGCGGTTGTGGCGAACCGTGCTCATCATGCGGTGTGCCGAGTCCAAGTCCACCACCACGACAGGCACCATTCCGCCATAGCGCACCATCACCCTGGGATCGGCGCTCACGCTGTAACGGTGAAAGCCATCCACGATGGTGTAGTCGGGCTGCACGACAATCGGCTGCGTCCAGCCATCCTCAAGGATGGAAACAATCAGAAGCTCGAGTTCCGGCGGCGCAACGATGTTTGGGTTGTAGTGGTTCG